CGTGCTCACGAGCTCAGCCGACATAGAAATTACTCTTGCCGCGTCAATGCTCGCAGTGTTTGACACACCCGTATTGCCTGGGGATGTGAAGTATTGAGGAAACTCGGTCTTCGTTTCCACATACTCATTCCCAATCGCTGTAAGTGGCGGGTATAAACCGCTAGTGGGTACATATCCTGAGGCGGTAGGATAAGACACTGAATAGTGCGACATAGGGAACGTGGGTGTGCACACGAGAATTGTCGTGTAACCAGGTTTGACACTGATTGGTACTTGTTTAACAAACTTCTGGGTAACACTTCGGGTCCCTGACCCGTCGGGGATTCGTGGCTGGAGATCATTATCAGGGGCACAAGTTGCTGCCTGAATAAACTGTTGAGAATGCTGGGGTAAAACCATTCGTTGGGTATTTTCGGTTCTTCTCTTGAAATACGAATCGGTGCCCACTACCAAAACACCGTTCGCAAGCGCGAGCGTTAGGCCTGTCCATCCTTCCTTACGGAAGGTGGACGGCCTGACTCCTGCCGTGGGCCGGACGCTTTAGATCCAAGCATGTGTCGGCCTCGGCCGGAGAAAGATCCTCTCGCCGATTGGCGTTGCCTAATCGACGTCCTCCTGGCAATGTGAGGGGTGGTAGTGTTAGCGACTGCGTCACGTTGCGGGCGTTTCCGTGTTTCTGCCTTACCGGAAACTTGTGCATGTTGCGCAACGTGCTTTCGTCTGGTTGTTTGTCGAGGTCTCCGCTCTGGGCTACCCGACCCGTGACTGTCGTCGTGCTTCTGATCTTCCCCAGCTGCATTCTGCATCACTGGGTCGACGTGAGCTCCTTTCGTCTCCCAACTATCTACAGTCTTCTGTGAGTAGACAGTGTAGACATCATCTCCGTCGAATATCAGAGCGTCTTCATCCTTGTGTGGTTTTATTTCCTCAATAGGCGTCCATACTGGTGATTTCATGAAGTCTTCAACTGTTTCGAGACGTTCTAACCAATGTAGGAACCCGGTGTAATCCACTCCGGGAAATGCTATGTTGAGGTAGTCAATCATCCATTGATCTCCATCCGGTTTGTTCGGAAATTGGACATCTCTGTCATAATTGGCTGCCCACCAAGAAATATCTTTGACTCTAGTCATTTCAGGGTCAAGAGCTCGGTTAGGGATAGGGATGTTCCTCAATCTACACCACACTTGTGCTAAGTCCCCGATTATTGGCGTGTTCCAATCCGTCAATGCATTAGAAAGCATCTTTCTGTCGAGCACTTCGACTGGATCAGCATCCATCTGGGTGGTGGTGTGGACCTTCGTCCCTTGTCGCCTAATGTCACAGACGCTGTCTGGACACCCTCTCCATACTCCCGGGCTAAAGTATCGGGCGAGAAAATTAACTCCAATTCCGTCCCTGTAAACGGTGTCGCTTGTTGCTGTGAGGCCCATCATAGAAGCTGCCTTGTTGTAGGTTGCTTCTGTGATTCCAACGCCTCTAGCGAACATTATGGAGTCATCTCCTCCGAATTCCATTCGTTCGTTGAGAATTGAGAAAGCTCTATCCGCTTTGAGGTACTCACCGTCTTCATCCTTCGTCATTCTCAGGCTAGAAATGCAATGAATGCATTCTCCAGGGTGTTGTGGCCTGATGTCTCAGGCGACCCTGATAGTCTACTAGTCCCCGACTTATAGTTAACGCCAAATTTGGTCCAGCATGTGCGGTGGACCTGACGTTGAAGGAGGGTTTGTAATTCCTCATGGAACTTGGGGTGGAAAGCTCTCATCATTATGGCTGTTGTCAAACGTCTGCCAAGATTGGATATAGTTGCATCCATCCTGGAGAAGTCACCCATGACTACATAGTCAGCGCCTGTTGCTATTAATGCAATCCTCTCCGCCATTTCCTTAGGCGTCTTGCCAAATGTGTACCACAAATGGCTCTTAAGGAGCAAACTGACTACCATGTAAAAAGCTGAGTAAGCTAATTTTGTCTCTGGGTCGACTTGTGAGATCGTGCGTGGGTCTGCGATCTTAGCGTACACCTCTCTCTTCTGAAACGTGTCAATGATGTCGTGTCTAGCATATGGTCCCATGTTGTCACCTCGCATCAATGTGCTGCGCTGTGAGGGCCGGTTTTGTTGTTTAAAGACATCTTCAACAGACTTCGGTTCTAAAGTGTGTTGAACATCTTCTGGAACAACTCTGCTGACGAATTCGTCCATCACTGTGTACAGAAAGGTGCTGCCTTCAAGGTCGGTTTTGTGCTGCATCTTAGTGATGCGATTGGCGACACCGACCTCGTCATTAGCTCTGCAGCTCATCGCAGCGTATGCTATGCTGCCAACGAACGGAGAGCAGACCGCTTTGCATGTTGATCTCATGGCTTTAGACTCTTTCTCTTCTAGAGCGCTCATCTTCGGGTTGAAGGCGTAGCCTTTGCAGGCATTCTCATTACTTATAGTGTAAGTAGTGATTTCAACGCCTTCACCTTCTTTAGCGCGCTCTTGCCAGTAGAGTCGCCATAATTCCGCTTCTTGTTTGACATCTGGGCCATTTCCCATATGGGTCGCTAACGCTGAAGCTGTGACTGGAGTTTTCGAACTTAACACTGTGGCTTTCATCGCGGCATAGGTCCTAGCCGTGATGGTTGACGCAACGGTTTGACCGGGGATAGACACTGAATAATGCCTAACCACGTTGTTCGATGCTTTATCGTCAGTTCTTCTTAATGAAGAAATAATGTTGTAGTTCGCTTCTGGGTTGGGTTGAGGTCGTAGCCGTCTCAACGATCCCATGTTCTGTTCCCCATTCTCGGCCATTTGGACTAGCAATTGTGCAGCCAATCCTGTGGCCTTATAAATGGGCTCCATGATCACAACCACGCGGTGGTCCGATAACGCCTTTTGTTCTACCATGTATACAGCCGCATACCACTCGCCATCTTCGTAGCGGTGTGCCACAATGGTCTCCCTGTTATAATCCCATAGCTCATGCTCGTACCAGGCACCGCCAGCAATACAATAGCGGAGTTTGTTGTTCACAAAAGTGAAATCTCCATTTTGGACGGTTCCCGCGGGAGCTGTTGGGTTAAGGCCGTAGATACACCAGCAATGGACAAACATCGACATGAATCTGTTCATGTCTAAATACCAGTCTACGTCAACTAGGCAAATCATGTCTCCATTCTTTGGTGTGGCCTGAATATGGGGGACCAATAGGTCTTTGGGCCAATACGTGGTCTTGTTTCCTCGTATGCCTGCTTTAATATCAGCGTTGGATAAGCTCCACATAAAAACATTCCTGCCCAATTCCATCGCCAACCTCACAAAATACGGCCTCATCGAGTTCCGCTCAGCAGCGGCCTCGGGGTGCGTATGTGAGCCACTGGGTTTCGTCCAGTGGGGTTCAATGTTTAGTAAGGAACGCTTCATAATAGGTCTTGCTCGGAAATCGAAATTTCCTTTGCCTTTGTGGATCATCAAACTGCGTCTGTTCTCGTACTCGTAATCCGTGAGGCGAACGTTGATAGCTTCGGTAAACCAAAGGTATCGCTCGTCACTCACGAAGCGAAATAGTCTTAGAAAGTCCGCTGCTCGTTGATTAATCCAACAATCATAGCTGATGCATTTGCTTAATACACCGTTCCAGAACCACGCTGAGTGGTGGGTCTCAACAACGGCATATCCTGGAAGAAGGATCTTCCCGAACGTCACGTCGAGCAATCTATCTGGGCCCGGTAACGTTCTTTGGGGTGCACACAATCGCTCATAGGTGCGCACCAACTTGTAAATGGTATGGCAGGAAATTCCAATACCAACTACAAGAGACGACAGCATAAAAGTTCCAGTTACTCGCTTAATTGTCTTGGCTCGTGAATCGAGGGTCGGATGGCGGAACAAAAGTCCGATTGCATCCTTGAGGGTCTTCAGAGCGTGCTTGACAATTCCATCACTACTGGGGCTGCCGTATGTCACCCCCACAAACATGTCTGGGGGTAACGCTGCGGAGATATTATCATAATCTGCGCAGATACAATCCATCTTGGAAGGGGGTAAACTCGGT